TTCGCAACTGCTAAAAGTACGGGCTTCATTCCACATTTCATTCGAGAAAAACCTGCGGCTTAGCCTCAAAAATCCTTCGTCCATAGTCTTAGAATCTCACGTTAGTTAATTGCCTTCCGTTAGAAAATACAGCCCACTTACCATTACCGCTATCAAACAATCGTAAATCCGACACCTCTCCGAAACGTTTGATGTTACCGCATAAATCCACAATCCATCCACATTCTTTAGAAGGATGCGGGCGGATGGCACGACCGACTATCTGATACCACATGGCAAGTGACATTGTAGGACGTGCCATAACGACCGTATCAAGTTCCGGATAGTCAAAGCCAGTCGTAAGTACACCCACATTAGCTACTACCGGAATTTCACCAGCTTTGAACGCCTCAAGAATATGTTCACGTTCTTTCTTAGGAGTATCACCTGAAACGATAGCGCAACCGGGTATTGACATCGTTAACCGTTCCGCTTCTTTCAAAAAACGGGTAAAGACCAAAATACCCTTCCGTTTTCCTCCGGCTTTGGGATTCATCAGCCTTTGGACGATATGAACGAGATAACCGTAGAAGTCTATCCGTTCATATTCTTTTTGAACTGACCTATCCGTATAGTCGGCACCAGTAGTATTTACTTTCAAGTTAAGTTCATTCCACCCTGAAGGATTCATTGAATAGTAATCCAACTTCGCCAAGTAGCCCATATCTAATAGGGTTGATACCTGTACATGATAAATGACCTCTGAAAAGACATGAGGTTTTGTCCGAGTGATAAATTTCAGCATGGAACCGAAATCACGACTGGAGCTTAAACGGTATGGCGTTGCTGTCAGTCCAAGAACCTTACACTTCACTGCATCAAAAAAATCCTTGTACATTCCCTCTTTGGGGTTTACAAGATGACATTCATCCACAATGATGTTCTTGAAGTGGGTAAACAGTTCGGGATGATTCTTCACACTGCCGATGGTGGCAAATGTTATCCGGCTTATCTCCTTTGAGTTAAAGGATGCTGAATAGATACTGCAATCAAGAATACCGTATGAACAGAGTTTCTTGAAATTCTGTTCGAGTATTTCCTTCGAGGGCTGGAACACCAAGGTATGACCGTCAAGCCTTGCGGCTATATCCGCTATGATAAGCGACTTTCCGCTGCCCGTAGGTAACACCATAATGGCATTTGTTTTCTTCGCCTTGTTATTGAAGAAAGAAACGGCAGCATCAGAGGCTTTCTGTTGGTAATCTCTCAAACGGAATTGCATTTTCTCAATAAGTATTTGATTAATAATTCTTCATTTCTATTATTTCTCCTAAAGTTCTGCCATGCGGCTCCATAACTAAGATTATGCTTTTCGCAAAATTCAGAAAGAGAATACCGATTGCCATCAATATGTATATATACAGTATTAGTTCGGTTTCTAACCTGCTCTTTTCTGGTAGCCCATTTACAGTTTTCAGGAGAATAATTTCCGTTTACATCTTTTCTATCAATAGTAAGCCCTTTTTGATAACCACTATTCAAAGCCCAATTAACAAACGACTCAGGATTATTTTTCCATTCTTCACAGATACCTATTCCCCTGCCTCCATAATTTTTATAGCTTGAATGTTTAGGTGAATAGCATCGTTCTTTCATACATCTAAAAATCCTATAAATATCAGTTCTTGACAAACCGTGCCTATAATTATACTTAGTGATTCTATCTTTTGTTTTACACCCACAACTTTTTGATGTTCCATTTCGTAATCCATAAGCACTAACAGAATGAATAGAACCACAATCACATTGACAGATATAATAAGATTTAATTCCTTTATGGTCTAATCTATCCAAATCCTTATGCAATACAAGCCATCTACCGAACTTATGTCCTGACAAATCAGGCATCTTATTACATGATTTTTTATAACTCATAACCCTTTCTCCTTTCGTAATTTCTTATTAAGTGCTTTGTAATACTTGATTAGCTGTTCGTACTCAAAATCAGTCATTTTGGAAGTACCATCAGCTTTCACTTTCAGCAAGTCAAATTTCTGTTGCCCGATTTTGGCTATCAGATTCACCCGATAGTCTTCCAAATGATCGGCTTTGAACCTGTTGCAGTGCCGGCATTCGGCATGGCAATTATTCTCATCAAACCGTGTTGCCAAATGTGTACGACTGAAATAGTGCCCGCAGTCTGCTTGTGTAAACGGCTTTATCTGTCCGCACGAGATACATCTAAAATACCCGTTTGGCATTGCATCACGAAGCCGGATAAAAAGGGAAAACTCCTTGTCGAGCTTAGCTTTCAAATCCGGCTTTTTCTTTACTGTTACCCCTGCTTTATCAAACAAGGGTAAAGGCTTGTCTTTCTTCTTGGCCTTTGTTCGTTTTATGTAGTATGGCATATCTTGTCATTAAAAATTCTTACTCCGTTATTTTTCGCCCAACTTATGATAGAATCCAAAACCTCATCGTCATCCAGATTGTCTATAATATCTCTAAAGTCATACGAAGCACCAACCTCTTCTTGGAAATGCCGTACAATACTCGTTTTTAAATCTGTCACTTCTTGCCAACTTTCCATACGTTACAATTAAAAGCCCCGAAGCGTATTCTCCGGGGCACAACCATTATTTACTAACCCATGCCATTTATGTGTGGCTCACATTTATGTGGAGATGGAGCGATTCGAACACCCAATTAAGGACTATATCCTTTTGCGCTACTTCTAAGGTTAATTACTCCTTATATCTCACGTACCGTACTTTCTACCATGTGCACCTCTCGAAAGTCAAAAGCACTCCACTGCGCACCCCCATTTTCGCCCGCCCCATCTTCACAGACCGGACAGGCAGGTTAACAAAGTTATTCCATATAAGCCATTGAAAACTCTTTCGGAATAAACCGCCCGACCGGGATAGGTTTGGCTGATTCAATGGCTGTATGTATTTCCCTCTTTCTGAACTCATGTCCCTTTTCTTTGGCTTGTATCTCACATTCTTCCTCTTTGTTTTTGAGATAGTGGGTAATAAGCATCATTGCTCTGTCAACGTTGAAGGTGTTCACGACAAAAGTCTGAACTCTCTCGTCTTCATTCTCCCCATCCGTGAATGTGATTTTCGTCTCAATCTGATAGAATTTCTTTTCATTGGGCTTGGAATCTCCCTCTTCTTCATCTTCTTCCGTTACAGAATCGTTTAAAAGGAATGTATCTTTTAATTCTTCGAGGGTGGCATCATCTACCTTGCGTTCTTTCAAATTATCAGTAAGAATCACACAAGAATCGAACTCCTTGACCATTGTCAAGGTGAATCCGAACATATAGTTTAGTTCGATGTAATCTTTCAAGATACTACAAGAATTCTCCAATCCGGTGGCATACAGCAGGAACTTATGTTTCTTGTCCCCTATTTGTGCCTGTGCAAGATAGGGATATAAGAATTTGTTCTCGTTCTCGAATGCCAAGCGGTTCTGGTTGCTGACTTCCACTTCCTTAATGCCGTCAGCTTCCATACTGAAACGAATTTTCGCCAAAGTGTCTTGGTCTATCAGCGTGCCACGGTCAAAAAGAATTTCATTCCGTTCGATGGTTACTGTTTCACCTGTATCTTCATCAATGAAAGACTCCTCCCATGTTTTGAGGACACGTTTTGCAAGGTACATGTTGAGCATCTTTTTCGGGTCAGATGTCACATACCTGATTTCTGTTTTTCTTGTTTCTATCATAAAAATTCTTTATTGTACATTGTTTAACAAGTGCTTCTTGTAATTAGAGCGTACAAACGATTGTTCTTCGTCATTTAAAGAGTATGCCTTTACCATGAACTTCATTGCCATATCTTCGTTATTGTCGGACAACGGATAGTAATCAGTGGCAAACTTGCAAGAAAGCGTTTCAAGACGGTCGTATTTGTTGCGAACCTCACGAACACGTTCTGTTATCTCCTGTACTAATTCAGCCGATTCGGAAAGTTGCTTTTCGTATTCCTTTTTATCTTTCTCCGCTTGTTCTTTCATTACCTTGTTCTGTGCGGCAAAATTTGAAATCTTAGCATATAGTTCATTGGAGTAAGCCCAGCCTGAAAGAATATCAAAATCTGAGTTCCCGTTGAACTTGTATCGTTCACTCTTTTTAAGGTACTTGTATTCACTTCCAAGTCTATTCCAATCGTAATCAACTTTTCGTAAAGACTTTGCACTTTTCAGGATTTCCGCAACCTTAGTAGCTTCCTCAATGTCAGTAAAAGCAAAACCATCCAAAAGTGGGATAGAGAAATACTGTGTGTCGGCAGGTTCAATCTCGAACAATTCTGGAACTTTCGGTTTATCTAAAAGTTTAATGCCTTCCTCCATCATGCGGAGTTTTATCATTTTTTGGACATCTTCGTCCGACAAAGCGATTATTTCTTGCTCTGTCATTTCGCTAATATTCTTCATAATCTCAATATTTTAAATAAATTCTTTATTACGTTCAATTTCTTGTTGTGCGTAGATAAGCATCTGCTGTTCATTTGCGGCAGGTAAGTAAATGCCAGCTACTGATGCCGACCAATTTCGGAAACGGTCAATGCTTAAAGTCATTTCACCTGTTGTCAGCTCGGCAGAACTGCGCAAATAGGTTACTTCATTGCCTTTCTTGTTGACCATCTTACGTTCAAACAAATCACGGTTGCAAGTCCTCTTATAAAAATCAATTTTTGCTTCGTCGAGACTGCAACCGTACTCACTACCGAAATACCCTAAAAGAAGATGCAAGTAGCTGTTTTGGGCAAGCGTACGGTTAGGTAGTTTCTTTTTCACTTCCACCACCGCACGTTCACTAAACAGCTTGTTTACATACTCCTTGAACTTGGGTATTTCATAATGATTTGATAAATTAAATATCATTTTTCTTTTTCCAAATATAGCCACCAGCCGTTTTCCTTTTGCCGAGCGTACAAGCATTGATACTTGATGCAGCAACTTGTGTTTCAAGAGAAGCCACTTTTGCACTTTCAAATTCAGCTATATAATTCATTTGTAATCCAAATTGCACAACTGGAATTGAATGAGTTATAGACATCTTTCTTTTAGAAAAACTTGAATGCTTTTTATTATACATTGGATGTTTTTCCCCTTTTCGGCTCATTGACATTCGTTTTTTAGTTTCTGCATTGATAACTTTACCTTTAGCAGATTTACTAAAACGGCTTTTAGTAATAGGATTATTATTGTTTTCCGTGCGAGTTACCCACCTTAAATTACAAACATTATTATCCGTTCTAATTCCATTAATGTGGTCTACCTCTGGTTTATTAAATGGATTGGGGATAAAAGTTTCTGCAACAATTCGATGTAACAGTCTTTTATCTTTTCTCAAAGTAACATAAACATATCCGTTCTTTACTCCAACATTTGGAGTAAGCACCTTATTAGGATTCCGAACTTTACCTGTATTAGAAACTTGATAATATCCATTATAACCTTTTACTGTTTTCCAAATCTCTTCCATATCATTCTTCAAGTCGAACAGCATACGTTAAAAAGGCAAATCGTCCTTTACATTGCCATTAGCATCAACCGGAGGCGGGAAATTCTGCGGCTGTTGCTGATAGGTCGACTGTGGCGCTGGCTGTTGTACCGATGTTGTTTGTTGGGATTGCGATACACCGCCACGCGCATCTATTTTGTAGCACCGAATAGATGCCATACGTTTGAGTTCTCCGTCTTGATTCGTCCAAGAACGCCCTTGTAAGACAAATGATACAGTAACAACATCACCCTGATTAAAGCGGTCAAGTTCTGCACACTTATCGCCTGAAAACTCTAAGGGAATAATGTTTTCATACTCGCTACGCTCTCCCGTATAAGGGTCGTAAGTAGTAGCATCTAAAATAAACTCCCGTTTTGTAAATGAGGAACCACCGTTTTTGGATGGTATTTGAACGGTTTGTCCAATTTCGATTATCCGTCCGGTTATTTGGTTTGCCATTAATTTTCTCCTCCCAAAATCTTTTTATCGGTTATAAGTTCTCTGTTTTCTTCCAAAAACCGGATAAATTCCTCACAATGATTAGTAAGAATAGGAATATCACGTTCAGGATTGAAAACGTATGTTTCTGTATAGGTATCTACCACATAACCGCCTTTGTTGAACTCCACAATGTTATACTCAAATGTCCGTACATCAGAACCGTTCTTCATTAAAGCGTATGGATATACTAAATGCTGGTGGTGATCTTTGAACTTTCCCACGGTATAACTACCGGTTGTTTTGATGTCGTGAACACTGGTAGGCATCAGTTCGTCAATCAGACCATAAACCAATACACTACCGTATGCAGTAGGCAAGATGGCTTCTACTCTTTGTTGGGTTAATGCTCCTTTGTAGTAGTTGGCAAACTCGCGGCAAAGGTCAATGTGAAAAGTGAAAGTGCGATTGTTGTAAACAGCTTTTATCCCGTAAAGTTTTCCGTCATCGTGATATGCCTTGCTAATTTCCATTATAGAAGATTTACGGTTCTCAATCATACAATCAATGATTTCATTGAAAGCCGTACCACGGTCTGCCGCTTCGCTATCGAATGGCTTGCGGTTAATCTGGTCTATCAGTTCTTGAAACTGTTGTTCGTGAAATTCTTCGGGAGTATGGGGTGGATTTTCTGACCACCCCCAGTACTTATCCCAAATCACATCACTATTCAGATATGCCCCAAAGGCATCAAGAAGCGTTGCGTAAATACGATATTTAGGCTGCTGGTTCATATTTCTTTTCTGAATTAAGTTTCAGATTCAAAGACTTCGCTTTGTTAGCTACCAACTTTGCCGCCATTTGCTTTGAAGAACCAACGTGCTCAAAGTTATCTATTTGCGCGATAAAATTATTGGCAGATTCCGCATCCGTAATAAGTTCGATCTGTTCTTTTATCTCTTCAATAACTTTATCATACTTTTCCTGTGCCTCTTTCTTGGCAGCAAGCATACCCAAATACGAATTGATTATCTTGGCGGTGATAAAGTCGTTCTTTGCGGTTGGATTACCATTCTTGTCAAGGATGGCAGGAACTTCCATCACTGAAGGAAGATTGCAAGTATTCTTACCGTCATTTCTTGAAGTTGGGTCAAAAGTGATAGTACGTCTTTGGACGCCTCTTTCGCTTTTCATTTCAAGATAACCGAGCAAATCCAGTTCAGTAACGATAGAGTTGTAGGATTTTTCACGCAAGGCAGGGATAAACACCGTATCATCACCTTCTTTTCTTGTGTCGCGATGGGCAACGAAAATGATGTGCTTGTTAAGCCCCGAAAGTGTTCGTGTCATCCATGAAAACTCTGCATTGATACCGCTCCAATCACGGATGGACGGCTGGCGGGTTCCACACTTGTGAGTAATGATGAAGTCCATCATCTTGCCGATGGTATCTACTACAATGGTCTGATAAGCGGACAAGTCCTCTTGAAGAACTTGCTGAACATCGCTCCATGAAGTGACCTGTACCGTGTCTATATTCTCCAAGTGCGCCATGTTCATGCGCTTCACGCCGTTATCGAAGTCCAACAGCAGCGGTTTCGGTGCGCTCAATGCTACCGTACTCTTTCCCATTCCGGCTTGACCGTAAATCATCATCTTCACGGTGGTCGGGATAACTAATTCATTACTTTTCTTAATTAAACTCATGATTATAAATATTTTAGATTTGTATTATTCTTACAATGACCATTTAGCTTGTTCCGCAATGTAACTGGATGAATCCCTATGTCTTTAGCACAATCCAATGCACAATTCCATATTTTCCCAGTTACAACATCTGTCACCTTTTTTGCTGCCGGACCTTTTCCTCCTTTAAAATCTTTAATACCGATTTTAAAAGAATGCTTTATGTTTTCAGAATTAGTACACCACTCTAAATTCTCAACCCGGTTATCTGTTTTGACACCATTGATATGGTTCACTTGTGGCTTATGTTCGTGATTGTCTATAAACGCCGATGCAACAAGCCTATGAGCCATAATTTTCTTTTCAATGCAATTTTTAGATAATGTATATCGTACATATCCGGATTTGGTGATAATAGGCTTTTGGATTTTACCATAACGTCCTCTTAACCTTCCACTGCTACTTATTTGGTATAAACCCTCATATCCATATACATCCTTCCAAGTCTCGCTCATAATCGTAAATTTTATAGGGTTATTTGTTCAGATATTTACTCATTTTAAAAGCATTAATAGCGGATTGTATCTCGAACTTGGAATATATGATAGGAGAATTTCTGGATGAGCCTTTTCTTTTCTTATGCACCAATCCTTCTTTCTCTAACTTTTCCAAAAAGTTAGGTTCATACCCAAGTGTCTTTAACCATCTGAACGCTTCTCTTTGCTTGATTTCATCAGATACAGGAGACCGTTTCTTCTCACTGGCAGCTGCACCAAGCTCCGCCATGTCCATGCAGATATTTTTAAATTCAAATAATTCAAGTCTTACCTCCATACCGTCCAGTTCTTTCAATTCGTTCAACTCTCGTTCTTCGTCCCCTTCTCATATCGCCCTGTTCGTGATAGAGCGAAAAAGAAAAGATGCACAACAGGCAGAAAGCAACAGCCGACCTAATAGTAGGTGAAAAGTCCATCGTGAACTTCATACCAGCTATTCTCTCATATAGCATGGTTGCCAGTTCTCTGCCGTTCCTTACGTTCAAAATCTCAAAAGCTCTTTGCAGTTGGTTGTTTATCGTGCTGACCGCTCGGCATTTGAGGTTTGCAATTTCTTTTTTCTCATACCCTTGTGCATACATTCGTGCCGTAATCTCGCATTCAGGTGTAAGTTCATTAAAAACTCTCTTCATAATCGTGTAAGTCAGCTGATTAATAATTGCGGATAACCTCAATATATCCGGCTTCCCTGTTAGTGTCCACCGAATACAAAGTTTGCTCCTTGTCTATTATCCGATCAATCCTTGCCAGCCTGTTAAGATCAGCTGTACACCTGCGAAGCTGTCCGGCAAGCTTGTCGCTAAAGTCAAAGCTGATTCTGTCATTCTTCTTTTTCAGCTTTTTCTTGATTTCTGTTCTTTCTTTCAGTTCTTTTGCCATAAGAGTAAAATTTAATTAATGATTCGTGGATGGTAAGGGAATCGAACCCCTCTCAATCGTGCCAATTGTTTGCGCAATACGAAGCTCTAACCGATAAGCTAACCATCCTTTTTTAAAAAAGGTGCACTATCCTCACGGACGGCACACCCAGTACAAACACAATATAAAACACGAATATCTAATCTATTATCAGAACAATGCTTTTAACCGCGTTCTTGAAATGATCAAACTTCCGGTTCAAATCACTCCAAGATTTATACCATGTATTTTTCTCTTCAGCTAATTTCTCGTTAGCCTCTTCCAGTTCCTGCACACGCCTTACTAAATCTTCATGCGTCATGCCTCTTAATTCTTCCACTGTCATAATCGTATAAATTTAAAATGTCGTTAAAAAGGTAGGAGTCGAACCTACTTCTTGTAAGCTAAATGAATATATAAATTAGAATATAAGTTAATACCAACAATTAATCGCTTACACGCATTCCAACAATGCTACTTCATAAATTACCGCCCAGCTGGTTTACAAGGTGATTGTGCACTCATCCCCATGCGCCTTGTGCCGGATTATAGGACTACCTTTTAGTGGTCTGTTTTAAGTTCTCTATAAGTTATTCTCATGAGCGACACACACCCTACACATATAACACTCATTATAGTGATAGAGAATATTTTCATAGGACTGTAAGTAGTAATAGCCCCGTAAAGCATACCGGCAGCACATATACTAACCAATATAGATAAAACGAATTGGATTGTTTTCATAATCGTATAAATTTAAATAAGTACCTGTACCCTAATCGAATAACAGAACCTTATTTCAGTTCAGTACAGGCTATATTGTCGAAAACAGTACGGACGCCTAACCCGTATGCTCACTGCTCAAAGACGATTCTTTGCGGTGTTTTCTATTAATTGTTAAACATTGCACAGCTCACAAGCTCCAACTTGCTTATGTGCGTTTGTTATCTTTGGTTGGCAAAAACGGCTTATGAATTACACCGTAATTGCTTTTACAGAATTTCAAAGAACTAATCAATAGTACCCTACCCGATTCTCGCTATCGGTTGCCGTTCAATCCGTCTGTAGGGCTGTCGTGCGTTGCATAATCGTGTATTATGCGTATCGGCTGATACCTTGTACCCGGCATAGAGCATCGTAGTCCATGCCATCATCTTCACAAGTTTCAAAACCTTTTAAGGCATCTTCCAAACTGTCTATCTCATCCGTTATCAACTGGATAGCTTCTTTTTTGCTATCAGCATTGAACATCAGGCAGACAGCCTCTTCATCATTGTTATGGGCAGCCTCTAAATCTTTATAAAGGCTATCCAACTGCTGGTTAATCGTGTAAGCATTCATATCCATATCTTTTATGCGATTGACATCAGATTAGCTTTTTTGAAGCATCTGAATTCTTGGCGTTCAGTATCATAGTAAGTCTGGACGGTATCATTCTTTTTTCTGTTGTCAGTACCAGTGATGGCAGGCATCAGCTTTTCATTTAGTGTACCGTATGCCTCACGAACGGAACCGTCCACTTTTTTGAAGTAGAACTTCACTATCTTCTTTTTCATCTCACCTTTCAACTTCAAGTTAGCCCAAGAGAGCTTCATTGCTTCGCTCATGGTGTAGCCATTACGCTTAACGAACTGCCAAGCAAGGCTCATTACTTCGTGTAAAAATTCTCTTGTTCTCATAATCGTGTATTTTAATATGTTTATACTATTTGAAATCTGAATTAATCTTCGTTTCTTTGTATCAGTTTAATTTGATAATGCAAATATAAACGTTTTTGTGTACATTTCAAATAATATATAAACAAATATGTGTATATAAACATTATTTAACCATTAGAGCAGATTATACCTTATTATAATATGAAGAAAGAAGACAGAAATAGAAATTGGATAGCGCGGATAGCACTGGGATTAAGTGTTATTGCGATAGCTCTATCACTATACTCTATACATAACAGCAACTCTGCATCACTTCAAAAGACATTAGAAGTCTGTATCTCAATCATGGGGATAGGAATAACAGTGATTTTAGGAATACAGATATATACAATATTGACTATTGATAGAAGAGTACAGGAAAAAATTGAGAATGAGCGTAAATTATATAAGGATGATAATTCTCAGCTAAAAGAAGATTTAAAGTGTTTTGCAAGAACAATGCAAAGGTTCACAACGGGAAATATTTATATTGCTAATGAAGAATACAACGAAGCTTTCTGTGTATTTTGCCTTGCAGCAATTGATGCTAATAAATTAGGAGAAAGGGAATTAGTATCTATCAGTTTACAGCAGGCAGTGGATATACTACAGAAAACAAACTGTATCAATAAAAGCGAAATAGTAATGAAGCACATGGATGAGTTAAAAACTGGAATGATAGGAATATCTGACGAAAAAGCTATTACGGTTTACAATGCGCTATTGAATTTGCCATCGTATGAATAAAGCTATTCATCTTTATCCTCATGGTTCCTTGCTATTCCAAGAAGAATAATTGCAATCCAAGGAATTAAGCCGCATAGATACATTATTAAGGCTTCTATCATACCAATAAAGTAAAAGTGACCAGTTCCAAAGTTGCGGTTTGAAGTTAGGTCGCCTATATAGTCCCTTACGGGAACAGTTAAACTTATTAGTCGAAATCATCCGCAACTTGATTTCGATACAAATATACACAAAATTGTTTATATGAAAACAGAAGGTGAAAGAATTTCTGATATTATTTCTCATTTTTGCGAATCAAAAGCTGATTTTGCAAGAAAAATGGAAGAAAGCCCACAAACAATAAGTAATTGGGTATCTCGTGGCGCTGGTAAAAATGTACTCAACAAAATTTTATCAAAATTCCCAGATGTAAATGCAAACTGGCTTCTTACTGGTGAAGGAGAGATGTTGTCTCGTAAAGAAAATAACGAGAATATTGCAATGGAGCCAATTTTGGAATATGGTACTGAACAACCTAAAATCAACTATACAAAAGGCGTTCCCTATTATAATGTAGATTTTATAGGTGGCTTTGACCTGATTCTAAACGACCAAACTATAAATCCAGAATATATGATAGATTTTCAAAAATACAATAATGCGGATTGCTGGTGCAATGTTACAGGTCATTCTATGGAACCGGAAATCAATCACGGAGATATAATAGCATTGAAGAAAATAGAAGATAAATCATTTCTTCCACTTGGAGAAGTGTATGCCATCGTTACAACAAACGATATGCGCACTATAAAAAGATTGGGAGCTGGGAAAACTGACGATTCATATACGCTCATTCCATCCAATAAATCACCAGAGTATTCCCCACAACAACTTCCTGCAAGAATGATTAGAACTATATTTCAAGTATTGGGAGCTGTAAAGAGATTTTAGAAACTAAATATATTAAGATTATGAAGAAGATTTTATTTTTGTTTGGACTACTAGTAAGCCATATTACATCCTTCGCCTTTAACACTAGTACCAACTTTGGTTTTAATCAACAAAAGACAGAAGAAGAATACCAACAGTATGTAGGAAAATGCTTTATGGTGCGCCCCGCATATGGGCAATTAGAAACATGGGATAAATCTGGATTTAAATTTAACGAATCTTACATTGGCAAGACTTACACTATATCAAAAGTCACAGTTAAAAATATAACTCTTAACGACAAGCCTAATAAAGAAATTTCCATCATTGCTATCGAAAACGGGTCTAAAAGAAAGATTAAATTTAAAGGATATGAAGAAGTTTCCGTAAAAGTTAGTATATGGAGCGGAGTTAAACAATGGCCACTCATTTCGTATATGCCCATTGTTTTCACTGAACCTTTTGAAGAATACAAACAACTTCATATGGGAAAAACAATACAACACGATATGGTCAAAGATCAATATGAAATTGTTGATCTATTTATAGGGAAGGGAGTTGGTAAAGATTATGCGACAGCAGAAATAAATGTAAAAGTTAAAAATAAACGAACTGGGGAAATTATAGAATGTCCGTATTCAATGGTTAAAACTACGCCTTTTCAAAAGGCACTCAAAGGAAGCTATAAGACAGCTTTATTGAAAGTTGAAAAGCCAGAAAAAGCAACAAATCGATATGGTAATACAAAAATCATACAAGACAATGGGATTGATAAATATTCATATAACGACAGCATAATAGACATTGTAATTTTTGGTACTTCAGAGCAGTTTAACTTTATGCTAAAAAATGTATCCGATCATTCTCTTAAAATCATTTGGAATGAAGCAGCATTTGTAGGATTAGATGGTTTATCCTCAAAAATTATGCATGTTGGAACAAAATTCTCCGAACGAGAAGGAGACCAACCAGCTACCACAATCATAAAAGGTGCCAAAATTGAAGATTTAGCAACCCCGACATCTAATGTTTATTATGACGATGGTATAAAAATAGGTTATAACACAATCGGAAATGGATGGAAAAAGCGTTCCATGCTTCCTGAAAAATATATAGGAAAAGAAGCTGGCGAAATCAGATTAATGCTGCCCATCCAGATTAGAGATGTTATTAATGAATATACTTTTATTTTCAAGGTATATTACACATATGACCATCCAGAATTATTAAAAAACGAAAAGCTTTAATCAAACAAGCAGTGCATATTTATTTTTTATGCACTGCTTGTTACAACTACACCTAAATCATACTCCTAATATTCGGAGTACTGCAAATTATCCTCTTCTTCAAAGTATGGGGAATGACAAACGACATCCAAAGATATAAGGAACAAGTATCTCAAAGACGAGGATGAGAAAAGAAGAAAAGAAACGGAATATGACACAATGACCAAAATAAGTGGCGGTTCCAAACCAACAATATAAGCCGGGCATCATTCCACGGCTTTTCCATAAAAACTCCGTTGTTTCAACATTGTTTCAACATTAAAGAAAATGATTTTTTATAAACGAATGATATATAAAGGATTATAAGATAGAATAAATTAGCCAGATGAGCTAATACCCCGAGAAATAATAACGATGCAAAGATACATAGAAAATCAATAATACAAAGCTT